CTTTGGTAAACTTTGCAGGAATTAGCACTTGGGGTAATTACACCGCAGCTTATCCAAGTAATACGGCGGCCATTAGCTTTATTCCTGTTCGCCGTGTGGTGGATGTCATTGCACGTAGTATCAAGTACTCAATGCTACCTTTCATTGATAAGCCATTGAATCAGGCTCTAATTGACAGTATCAAGGGTAAAGTAAACGCTTATATCAATACCTTAATCGGTAGAGGTGCGCTTTTACAGGGCTCTGAATGTATCTATGTAGCGGCTGATAATCCGTCTAGTGAATTGGCTTTGGGTAGAGTAGTATTCCGTATTAACGCAATGTCTCCAACACCCGCACAAAGCATTACCTTTAAGTACTACACTAACGAGGACTTAATTAATTTTGTATAATCTCTAAACAGTCTAAAATATGGCACTTGCTGTAAATAGAGTAACGAGCGCAAACGTCTATTATGACGGCAACTCTTTACTAGGTAAAGCGGAATCATTCACGCTTACCGAATTACCTTTTGTTATGAGTGAGCACAAAGCATTAGGCGCACTCGGCACAACTCAATACTTTGCCGCTATTGATAAGATAGAGGCTGAAATGGTGGTAACATCGCATTATCCCGACCTTATCAAGTTACTTGCAGACCCTACAACTTCAAAGCAAATGCAAGTTCGTGGCAATTTGCAGACACAAGAGAGCACGGGTTTAACGGCGGAAGTTCCCTTGGTTTATTTTATCACAGCTACGCCGATGAATTTACCAGTAGGCGACTTCAAAGCTCAGGAAAACAGCCCGCTAACTTACAAGTTATCAATCACGGCGAAATATCCAGTTGTGACGTTCTTTGTCATTATCTTAGCGCAGGGCTGTTTTGTTGCAGCCTATGCCTGTTTAATGGCGTTAATCATCTTAACTGGCTGCGTAGTTGCAGGCGGTTCAATCAACACTTGCGGGTTTTAATGAAAGAATATGGCGCAGACTTACCGACAACGGGCAGACTTTACAAACACAAAGGCACGCATCAAATTATGCGCCTTGTGCGCGGCAATGACCAGCTTGGCACATTCAGAATGCTGCGCCCTATGATTTACCACCACGACGGCGAACAATATTTGCAATGGGGCGCAATTTGCCGCATGGAAAATATGACTGTGCTGGCGCAACAACAACGACAATTTAACAAAGAACAAAAATAACAAAGAAACTATTTGACAACACTTTTATGTTGCCTTAATGTGACTAAACAACAAACAAACCAAAGGACTGAAAATGGAAGAAATAATTGAAACACCAGAGCTGAAAAAAGCACTTGATGAGTACAAGATGAAACTAATGCAAAATAAAATCAAAGAAGATGGCAGTAATTAAGAAGCAAATATATATCAATACTGAACTTGAGTGGGCAGAGCAGAAACTCCAGGAATGGAAGAACTACGTTGATAACAATCCTTTCAACAGCATGAAGGATAGGATTGAGTGGAAGCCCAATTCAAAAGGTGGTTTAATGCCAATGGTCATTGCATCTATTGAATCTCAGATCAAATGTGTACGTGACACAATGAAAGAATATCTCGTACTTTTGGAGCAGGTTGATAAAATGAGACAGGCAGAAGAAGGTAAGAAAAAAGATGTTAGAGGTGGTGCTGATCGACCAGCAAGAATGGGAGGATAATGGCAAAAGAAATAAAATATTCGGACTTCTTCAAAAACAGAAAGACTATTCCTTCAAAAGGAACAGAAGCTTTCGAGAAACTTGTTAAAGAAGAAGAGGCAAGGTGCCTGGGTGGAGTTACAGTTGATGGGGTATTTTTCCCTGGCTGGCTTTACTGGCACCTTAACCATTGGTGGATACGTGATGACATTGAAGACGAATATGACAACATTGTAAGAAGAAAACTTCTCCCTTCATTAAGGGATAACGAATGGATTGTATCTGAGTACTTGGAGCAATGCAGGATTGAGAAAAAGGGTTATTTACATATTGGTGTACGTCAATTTGGCAAAAGTGAAATCATGGCATCTTATCAGGGATACCATGCAACACTATTTCAAAATACACAGAATGTAATTGTAGGTGGTAATGATTCTGACTTATCGCTATTAAAAGATAAAATTGACTTTGGTCTGAAGAATGTTTGGGAAGGTTTAAGAATACCAATGCTTGACAAAGACTGGAGAAAACCCATGGTGCGACTTGGACTTAAAGCCAAGGATAACGATGATGAAGTATGGTCATACCTTATCATCAGGAACGTAGCAGATGGTAAGAATACAGAAGGTCCGGCAGGTGTTACTGCAAAGGCATATGCAACGGATGAGATTGGTAAATTCCCATTTGCACAATCATTCGAAGCAGCAAAGCCGGCATTCAAATCTAAGTTTGGCTGGAGGTGTGTACCATTACTATTTGGTACAGGTGGCTCTTTTGAAAAAGGAGCAGATGCTGAACGATTCTTTTATCACCCTGATGCCAACAACTTTCTTGCAGTAATAGATCCTTTAACAGCAGAAAAAACATGTGTATTTATGTCCGGACTATACAGACTGGATTGTAAATATGAAACTACACTGGGTGATTATTTACGCAAAGAAAAAAAGATTACAACTTCTACACCTGAATTAGATAAAGTAACTTTTTTTGCTTCAGATAAAATGAAAGCTCTTGAACTTATCAAGGCTGAGAGAGCAAACAAAGCTCTTGATCCTGATCAGACAGAGTACCTGAAACTGATCATGTATTACCCACTGACACCAAAAGAGTGTTTCTTATCCTCATCTGAAAATTACTTTAATGGAGACATTGCCCGTAACCAGAAAGAAAGATTAGAAGTCCAGTTTCCTGGGCTCAAAGTAGGCATATACATAGATCTCTATGAGGAGGAAGGTACGGTAAAACACAAAGCCTCTACAAAGTTACCGGTATCATCATTCCCCAAAGGACCAAAAGAAGATACAAACTGTCCTATAGTAGTAATCGAACACCCTACTCCCAATCCACCATATGGTTTGTACGTAGCCGGCATTGACCCTTATCGTTTTGAAAAGGCACCTAACTCAGATTCACTTGGAGCAATCTATATATTTAAAAGAGCATATGATGCACTAAGTGATAGCTTTCAGGATATGCCTGTAGCATGGTACGTAGCCAGGCCGGACAGCAAAGAAACCTGGAACAACAATGTACGATTGCTGATCAAGTATTACAATGCAATGGCACTCTGTGAAAATGATGAGATGTCATTTATTGATTATATGATAGCAAAAGGAGATGGTCACATGCTTATGGATACTCCGGACTGGATCAAAGAATACAACCCTACAAGTAGTGCAAACATTCGTCAGAAAGGTGTAAGCTCATCTCCTAAAAACATTGAACTGTTCAACACAAACCTGAAACAGTACATGGAAGAGTTCTTTGCATCTACACCTATACCTGGCTCAGAAGAAACAAAAAAAATACTGGGTATAGCAAAGATCTACGACCCTGTAGTACTTGATGAGATAATTAAATGGAACAAAGATGGTAACTTTGACCGAATTAGGGCTTTGTCAATAGCAATCACCTGTGCAAGAAAGATGGATTTACAACGTATCCAACCAAATGTAGAGAATGATGAACCTATTGCACCAAGACCTAAACGAAGAAGAACCGGACCATTTAAAGAAATGAACAGTACAATATTTGGTACAACAGGTAATATAAATAGACTTTTTAAATAATTGCAACATGGCAATCATAAAATACTTAGCAGAATACAACGCACCTCAAGAGGTGCTTTTGAATTTATTCCCGGATCAGTTTATTGGAGAAGGTCTCGATATTGATTCCAATAGGCGTATTACAGACAAAGCTGGTAACGTAATTCCAATGCCTCGACAACACGTTGATGGTATTACTAAAAGAAGTGGCAACTGGTGGAAGATCAATATGGATTACTTCTATACAGTTGGTCTGGCACAGTACAATTACCAGCGTGTAAGAATAGTTCGTAACTATGAATTACTCAAAGGTAAACTCAGGCCGGAAGACTTTTATGCAGAAGGTCCTGTAATGTCTTTTGTAGATGAGCTTATCAAAGATGCAGATCTGCCGGCATATGTGCAACACTATCCGATACTGAATCCACCTATCAATACAATGGTTGGTGAGAAAAGTAAAAGGCCGGATGTAGCAAGGGCAAAGGCAGTTGATGCAATGTCACAAAGTGAAGAAGCTGAGTTTTATACAAAACTATACCAAAAATATATAATAGATAATGCAAAACAACAAATTGCAGAGGAACTTAAAGAACAAGGTGTTGATACATCAGATCTTGAAGGTTTCAATCAGCAAGTTGATCAACTTAGTTCAGAAAAGGTTAAGAAGTATATGATGGATTATACTTCTGCAGCAGAAACCTGGGCATCAAATATGTTACAGGCACTGAAGAGGGAATTTAACATGAAAGAACACTTTGAGCAAGGATTTAGAGATCTTCTTATAAGTAATCGTGAGTTCTTTCATAACTATGAAGATCGTACTCGTACAGGTTTTAAATCTGAAAAAGTCAATCCAAAAAATGTATGGTGGCTTACAACTCCCGATAAAAAATACATCAAGGATTCATATGCTGCCGGTCTGATTGAGATAATGGAATTAAGTGAGATTATTGATAAATATGATCTTACTGAAGAAGAAATAGATCACTTGCGTAACTATGCAATGCAAGCATTTTTTCCATACTCAAGGGTTACAAATCTTGATGCCGGCAAAACTGGTGCAGAGAGTATTCAATACAATGCTTATGATCCATTGGTTCTTCAGGAAAGACAACAATTGGAAGCCTGGATGACCAGTGACAATAATCAAAATGTAAATGGTCTTCTTGGTAATGCTGCACCTTCTGTTGGCACGTTTGGTAATAGGTTTATAGTTACTACAGCTTATTGGAAATCAAAGCGTAAGATAGGTCTCCTTACTTATATTGATAAAGAAGGAATGGAACAATCCGATATGGTTGATGACAACTATAAAGATGGTTCACACCCCCAAGAAATATCAATAGAATGGAAGTGGGAAAATCAATGGTACAAGGGTGTAAAAATTGGTAACGATATTTATTATGTTGAGCCACTTGAAATACTTGACTATTGTCCTCTTATCGGAGTAGTACATGAAATTGAAAACACTGTATCTACATCACTTGTAGATTTAATGAAACCCTTCCAAACACTTTACAACATCTGTATGAATCAGCTCTACAGATTACTTGAAAAAGAAAAAGGTAAAGTGCTTTTGATGTCACGTAGACACGTACCTCTGCAGAAAGGTGGAACCTATGAAGACAGTATGGAAATCTGGGAACGTCAAGCAGAAGAACAGGGTGTTATTTGGGTTGATGATAGTCCGGACAATCTGAAAAAACCATCTTCATTTAACCAGTACACAGTTGTTGACTGGACACTTTCTCAACAAATGCAAACCAGGTATGAACTGGCAATGCAATTGAAAAATGAGTGCTGGGAGCTAATAGGACTTAACAGACAGAGACTTGGATCAGTAACTGCATCTGAAACAGCTACCGGTACCAATACTGCTGTATCACAGTCGTATGCACAAACAGAGCCATATTTTGTACAGCAAGAGTATAT